AGAAGTAACTTCCTTTACTACCCAATCATCACCATACCAGTAATCAGAATTGGCAGCATCATTGTTGGTGTTAATTCCAAGCCAATTTTCAGCAGCGTTTGTGTGAACATAAAAATAGCCACTCATCTTAACCCAAGTATCTGTTTCCGTTATACTATCACAGTACTTCCAATCAGTCCCAAACTGATACGATAGGTAAAGTTGAGAGGTGGTTTGACCTGAGGGTAGATAAACCCAAACCTCTTGATAATATAGTTTGTTCAAGGAAAGCTTGGCTAGGTTATCATCAGTTATATCAGCAGAATGGTCTCCCGCATTAGTGCCATCGCCAGTATACTTATAGGAATAACTACCTGCGTGGGCTTGCTCGGCACTCCTAGCCCAAGTGCCTCGGCTCTGGGTAGATGAAACCAGTTTTGGAGCAGTAGTATTCTCACAATCACCATCGGTTACTAAGTCACTACCAAGTGTTAAATCAGCCCCATTTATGCGAACAGTGGGAGTAATCTCAGTGGTGGCTAGCATTTCTGGAAAGCCACCAAATCTCAGTTCCCCTGCTCCTAAATCCATCACAGGCTCATTCCCACTTGCAGGTTTTATCCAGAACTTGATTGTCCTTACATTGCCAATATTTCCACAAGCAACTTTATCATCTGAGCCATCAAAATCCAGAACCCATAAGCCACTAGGTAGTCTCTTCCAGCAAGCACCTGTTATTGTGCCGTGATTACGGTATCTTGACCTATCAAAGATATAGGTTTTATTTGGCTGAAACTTCGGAGAACCTAAATCAAGAACCTTTGACTTCCACAGTGCCGTATCCGGTGAGTAAAGCTCGTTAAGGTCATAGGAGTCCACACCAAGTTTAGTCTGGTGGCTGACCCATCCCTCAGCTACTTTAGGAGTTATTACACTATGCATCTCTACTCCTTACTGGCTGGTTATTGCTGCTGTTCTCCAAACAATAGCTCTATTGGTTGTTCCCTTCGTGTTATTACAGACCACTCTTAGTCTGGTTATGGCTTCAACATCTATGACCAAGACAAAATGTTCCCCCTGCGTGTAGTAAGTTCCTTGAGCCTGAGTATTGGTTAATCCGCTTTCCAATGTTACTGTTTCTGACCCGCCAGTAGTTACTCTAGCTATAACATTTGCCCATTCGGAATTGGCTATAGTAGCGTTCTTAAAGAACAGGATATCTCCAACAGCAGGAACAACAGCTCCGCACTCAATAACTGTCTGTCCAGCGGCTTCCTCAGCGTCTGTTACCATCGCTGTCGGCGCAGTTATCGCAGCCGTAAATGAGGTTAATGCCCGCCAAGTATCATTCCCAGAAGCCTTCTCAGATACCTGGATTACATACTCAGTCCCTTGCCCTACACTGGCATCAGCCGCGTCTTTGGCATGGTCAATTAGAATAGCTACCTTCTTTATTTGCCCTGATAAATCCAGCACGGATGATATAGCTTGGGTATCAGCAGCCAAAGCGGCGATAGCTTGGAGTTCGGTCTCAATAGTTTTGGTAATTCTCCTATCGGTCTTGACGGCATCTTTGGTATCATCAGTGGCTTCATCCCCAGTAGCAGTGATAATCCGTATTGGTATTCCTCTTGGCATTTAGACCTCCTTTTTCTTTTTCGGTTTCTTTAGGGACTTAATAAGCAGGTCCCGAATGTCTAATAAAACTTCTAGTATTAGTTCCTGAGCTTGCTTATAGTCCTTCTCTATCTCTTTACGCTTTCGCATATTGCTTCTTTAGAGTAAGGGGAGAGTGATGAACTCCCCCCTTATACTTATATGGCTAACACAGTTACTTTTAATGCTCCAGTTCCATCACCAGTAGCAGCGACTGCAGTAACAATCAAAGCCTTGTTTGCAGTGAGTGTGCCACTAAACGCTTTAGTTGTGCCTAGAGCCGCATTCGTCCATGCCGCTGTGTCGGCAAACTTAGCAGCCGTGTCGGTTTCACCAATTTGAAATGTAGTTTGAGCGCCAGTGCCGTTAGCAAATACTTCTGTTACCTCAGCCGCTATGATAACGGTGCGAGCACTAACAACTGCTGCTAATGGGGTCTGAGCGCCAGAAGTGATCTTGGGATAAGCTGCCGTTGCCCCTTTTATTGCGTTCAAAGCAGCAGCAGTTTTACTTACTGCCGTGCCAGCAAGTTTGAGGGCCCCACCAGAGACAACATCTATGTCCCCGCCACTTAGTATTTGGACTTTCTTGAATTTCCACAGTCCTCGTAGAAACATTTTAAACCCTCCTTTGGTTTATTTTAGAAGGCTGTCGTCAGCCTCTAATAATGTTACCTGTGAATTAGGAGGAGGGGAATAACCTCCTCCTATTTCCACTATTCCCTTACCCCTGATTTAATCAGGGGTTGGTTTGAGCAAGATTACAAGTTGCTCTGAAGGTCCTTGGCAATAAAAGCAGTTACCGTAAGTGCAGTAGCCGCAGTAGCACAGGCATAATTCAGCCCCAAATACCGCTGTGTTATTACATTAGGCGGGATGGGGAGAACAATGGGCACCCTACCCGCCGATATATCAGCAGCAGCAGTAGCTGGCGTTGATATGATAGTTGTTGCCGAGCTAAGGTCTGCGTTGGCACTGGTAATAACACTTATGGTTACTGAAGTATTGTTACCCGCAGTATATGTGTCTATCACTACCACAGCGTAGAGTTGCTCGCCAGCGCCTATGTCTCGTCCAGTCGTTCCCAGGTCTATAGTATTAGTAGAGACTTTACTGCCGTCCGCTTTGGCGTCTTGCTCATCGCTTAGTAAAAGCTCCTTATCCAGTATCATCTTGTCTTTCCTCCTTCTTATGAGATTGTTGCTTCAGCGCTAGTAATTGCATCACAGATATGAACTGGCGCACCTAAGAAGTTGGTAACCATCTTGCCCGCAACATTGTCTAGTGTCAGATTGACATTAGCCTTGTTCATCGCCTGCTTGTGTAGGAACTTGGCGATGGTCTTGTTGCAGTAGACAAATGTCCTTGCCATATCACCTAAGTTTTGACTTGGTCTGACATAGAAGGCATCTATCATCTTATCAAGTAGGTCAGCACCAGTGGCTGCGTCAGAGGTTAGGTCGGAAACATCAATGTTGCACACACGAGCCACATAGCGGTAGTCCCTAACAGCTAGACCTAGCTTCCATTGAAAGCGGGTTACATAGGCGAGAAATCTATTCAGTGAGGTTGCGCTTTCAAGAACTAATTGCTTACCTAGGTCTTCGCTTACCAAACCAGCTTGGCTTCCTTTAGGGAAGATGAGATGGCAGATTTTAGGTCCCCAGGTGATAATCCAAACTGATGTATTATCTGACCCTGAGCCGCCACCGCTAATAACATAAGTCCCCAGCGCATTGTTTCGTGGAGCAAAGCCGTGCATCTGCTCAGGGTTTAACTTGGAGTTGCCATAGAAAAGAGCTGTAGCTACCTGCTGGCTCAATCCAGCAATAAAGGCATCATCCTCAGAAGCTCTGAAGGCAGCCTGATTACCGTTAAGTATTGCCAAGTCTACATCTATCTGAGAAAGACCCTCTAGCATACCGCAGGTGTCATCTATCTGCTCCGTTGTCCCCTTTGTTCCAGCTACGCCCTGATTGAGCATTCGCCAGGTGCCACTAGGTAAGGTTGTTCGCTGAGTGCTACGATGTCCCGTTGGTAAGTTACCTTCCAGAGCAGCAGCATCCTCAAGGATAGGGTTTGAAGTAGTTAAGACCTCAATTATATCATCAATGCCACCGCCCGGTGCCATTCGTTTAGCCCAATCAGCAAGTGTTAAATAAGTAGAACCAATCGTTGCCACTTAACTTTTCCTCCTTATATTTATTTCATTGTTGGATAGCGGCGCTTTAATCGTTCCTCCTCTGATATTGCACCGCTACTAGAGGATACTCCTGTTTCAAACTTCAGCGCTTTATCAGGCTCTTCCTTAGTCTGCTTAGAAGCTAATCTCAGAACTTTATTCTCCATTTCTGATTCAGTTACAGAAGTAGAAATCAGTTCCTTCAAATCAAGGTCAAGGTTAGGGAATTCCCTGGCTAGTTCCTGGGCTTTTAATCCCATTCCTGCTTGCCATAGCTTCAACTCGGCTTGATAAAGCTTACCCTCAGCATCAGCATCCTTTTTGGCTAGCTTCTGCTCCCTTTCAAGAGCTTTTGTGCGGTTAATGTAGGCTGCTCTTCTATCAGGGTCGTCAGCCAAAGCCTCGTCAACTTCCCCTTGCATCGCTTGAATCTGAGCATCCCGAGCCGCAATCTCAGCCTTATGCTGTTCTAGTTCAGCCTTTGCCTTGTTAGCTTCCGCCTGCCGCAAGTCAAGTTGCCTTTGTGTTGCCTCCAGCCCCTTGCTTACTGCCCGCTGAAAGTCCTCCTCTGAGTATTTTAGAGTTGGCTTT